GTCTGTCATTTTAGATGCATCTGCAATAAGACGCTGCATTTCTGTTTTTGTGCCACCATAGCCAAGTTTTAAATTATCAAGCATCGTATAGTTCTGCTTTGCAAATCCTTGATAGGCATTCGTTATGTTGGTCATATCCGTCCCCATCTTATTTGCATTATCTGACATGTCCCACATCGCTACATCGGCAAGCTTTGCCGCCTGCGCTGTATCTCTGCCAACTGAAGACACCAATGAGGCTGCAAAGCTCGTTGTCTGCTCCATATACTCATTTGCTGACATGCCGACTGTTTTCCAGGCATTTGCCGCATTCTTCTTTACTGTTTTTGCCGCATTGCCAAAAAGCGTCTCTACACCGCCAAGAGATTGTTGGAGCTTGCCGCCCTCGTTAATAGATGAAGCTAAAGCCGTACCGATACCTGCAGCCGCTAAAATTTTTGTCGCTGTTGCCGCCATCCCTGACCCGAGTTTACCACCAAGGCTCTTTCCGCTAGAACTTACGGCGGGTCCTCCGCTGCGGTTAATAGCCGCTGCCATCCCATTCATAGATGGAAGAATCTGTACGTAAGCTTGTCCGATTGTTGTTCCACTC